GGCCGAATACATTTGTTCCGGATTATACGAATAAGGATTATTTTCACATGGTTCGTGCTTTGGATTATGTGGAATTTAAAGAGATTGATCTTGTCGAAAGCGAGATAATAACAGATATACCAGCTATCCAGAGTTCAGATATATTCCGCAGGCAGATACTCTATAAGTATGGCGGTGTTTATTCGGACTTCGATACAATATGGCTCAAGCCGATGGAGCAGTTTGAGAACATAGATTGCATGGGTAATGCTTCTGATTTTGAGACTATCGTTTGTCTGTTGGAATACACAAAAGGATTTTCTAATGTTTCCAATCTTGTTTCTGAACCAGGAAGTCCATATATTAAATCGCTGCTTGATGCCGAGAAACTGCTCACTCCGCCCTATGGTCATCTTGCATTCGGGACATCGCTTGTAGATAATACTTATCCTACACTTGATTCAGCGATGAGTAAATTTCCCCGGTTATTGGCGATCAAATATGAAACATTCTATCCGTATTCTATTTTAAATATGCAACAGTTATATCTTCAGAATGATCTTACTCCGCTTAATAGTAAGAATGTTATTGGACTACATTGGTTTAACGGAAACGTATTGAGTAAGGGTTATATAAATAATGAGGATTATGGGCGTAAATGCAGTATGACATCAATTTTAAAACGAGAAGGATATATCTAATGTGGATTCAGGGTAATCAGTTTAAGACTTTAGCCAAGTGGCAATATGCTCCTGCGAGACTTTATACAGGACATCCATTGAGAGATTCATATAATAATATTCCGGTGAATGATTATCGTTATATGAGGAATACTTTAGATTTCCTTAAACTTAAATCAGATGATATAATTTATACTCACACGTTTTATGCCGATCAACTCTTTGAAAAACTTGAAAAGATAAATGGTCAGTTTATAGTTATAACTCACAATGCTGATACTCCTGCTGATTTTCCTCCCCCGGATAATGTCTTTTGGTTTACTACTAATGTAGCGATAAGATACAATGGGCCTACATTTGGTTTTGGGTCTAATATCAGATCAATTCCTATCGGGATAGAGAATGATTTCTGGCTTAAAGATAAGAAACGTAAGATGGAGAGCCTGTTGACGAAGCCAAAGAGATATAAGAACTTGCTTTATATGAATCATAACATAAAAACCAATCCAGCTAAGAGGAAAAGACCTTACGATCTTTTGAAAGGTGAGAAATATGTTACTGCTCATGTTGGTTCCAATGGTCAGGGATTTGATAACTATATAGATAATATTTACAATCATCCTTTTGTTGTTTGTCCTGAAGGTAATGGATTGGATACGCACAGGGTATGGGAATGTCTTTATATGAAAACCATACCTATCGTCACGAGAAATATCAATAATAGTTTTTACACTGATCTGCCAATACTTTTCATTGATGACTGGCAGGAGATAAACGAGAAGTTCCTTCACGATATGTTTATGGATATGAGCATGAGGAAATGGAACATGGATAAACTAAATTTTGAATACTGGAAAAATGAGATTGTCAGTAGTAATGCCATATTACAATAGGCGCAGTCTTATCAAGAATGTACTTGCTTCAATAACTCCAGGTGATATTGAAGTTATAATCGTTGATGATGGTAGTAGTATGGAACATCAGATAGATGATATTCTTGATGATTATGATTTTGATATAAGACTGTTAAAACTGGCAATAAAGACTGCATGGCGTGGGCCAACAATAGCCTATAATGTAGGATTCAAGGAAGCGCAAGGTGATGTGATTATAATTAACAGTTCAGAATGTATCCATGTCGGGAACATAATTGGATATGTGACAAAGAATTTCAGGGATAATGATTATATGGCTTTCTCTGCCTGTATGGGTGAGCCAGGTATTGAATATGATTATTCAAAGGATTTTCTGAAGAAAGCACAGGAAAAAGGAGCATGGTGGGGAGTTCATTCATCCATTGGTAATATGATTCCTTATTGTGCTGCCATATCAAAAAAGAACATGGATATTCTTGGTGGATACGATCTGAGGTTTGTCGAGGGGATAGGATATGACGATTATGATTTCACTCACAGGGTAAAGAATTTAAAATTGAACACTATGATAGTTGACAATCCTTTTTGTTTTCATCAATGGCATAAGCCAACGGAATATCCTAATACGAGGAACCTGGACTTATTAAAATATCTGAATTTGACTGAACCTGACAGAATAACGGCAAGATGAAGGAATGGAATTTATCGGTTCCTAAGATATTACACATCTACTGGGGTGGTGGGAAACTTATCTATATGCGTTATCTTACCATATTAAGTTTTATGAAACATAACCCTGACTGGGAGATTATTTTCTGGTATCCTAAAATCTCTTATACGGGTCGTTCATGGGGAATAGATACACATTATCAGTATTTGAATGAGAGTGTATGCAAGGATTATCTGCCGGAACTTTTAAGTCTTCCTATCAAGCAGGCCCCGGTGGATTTCCAAAGTCTTGGCGGGAAAAATGATATGGCAGAGATACATAAGAACGATTATATAAGAATAAACTCTTTGAATCTTTATGGCGGAGTATGGAGTGACCTTGATATTATTTATTTCAAACCTTTATCCGAGTTGAAAGTTAATATACAGGAGAATAAGGATAAAGAAACTTATGTATGTATAAGTCATTACGGCCACTCTACGGGTTTTAATATGTCAATAAAAGGTGGTCAGTTCTTTGATAATATGTCAAATATTATAAACAGGGAATACCGCAGGGACAGTTACCAGTGCTGGGGGCCGGATATGTTCAATAAATACTATAAAAAATTCAATCATATTCCTAATGCCGTCAACCTGGATATGGATGTTGTTTATGCTCATAATGCTCATCAAGTACGGGAACTTTTAAAAGAATCACCGCCGAGGTTTACTGAAGGTTCTATCGGATGTCACTGGTACGCAGGGAATGAGGTATGGGGTGAGTTTCTTAATAAAACAGGAGGTGGTGAGAAAAATCTTCCTAAATGTTTAATTACTGATCTTATAAATGAAGTTCATAGTAGTCATACCGGCATATAATTGCGATCAGTGGATAGAGCATTGTCTTGAGTCAGTGATGACCCAGGATTATAAGAATTTTGATGTGGTGGTCATTGATGACTGTTCAACGGACAGAACATGGGATTTGATAAATGGTTTCGAGGTGAAAGCAATAAGGAACCGTGAGCATAATGGATCGGGTCTGCATAACATAGTAACCGGTATTCAGTATTTATCAGATGACTGGAATGAGGTAATAGTAACTATTGACGGGGATGATTATCTGGCTGATGATAAAGTATTTTCTTATCTGAATAATGTTTATACTGAAGATGTGTGGATGACATACGGTTCATTCCTTCCACTTTCGAGGAGATACAAAAACACCTCACAACCATTTTCTGATGTTAAAACATTCGATAAGGATGGTAATATAGTTACTGTCAGCATCACTACTGAAAGTTATAGGAGAAGCAATTATTGGGTTACATCACATCTGAGGACTTTCAGGAGATGGCTATGGGATAAGATAGATGATAAAGACCTGAGAGATGAAAATGGGAATTATTTCAAAGTAGCATGGGATTTGGCTTTTATGTATCCGATGATTGAAATGGCAGGAGATCACATTAAATTTATTGATAGGATTCTTTATATCTATAATGATCTGAATCCGCTTTGTGATGGTACGGTAAGAACAAAGGAACAATTAAAGACTGCTGAATACATCCAAAATAAAAATACTTATGCAAGACTTGACAGTCATATTCTTTAGTTGCAGGAGGCTTGATCTTCTATACCGTTCTGTAAAGGCGTTTATTGAGATAAACAAATATCCTTACGTGGATTTTATTATTGTAAACGATTCAGGTGATAAGAAGATACATGATGAGTTAAAACAAGTTTATCAAGGTGCTACGTTTGTCTTAAATGAAAAGAACATAGGACTTATCGCAAGTGTTGACGAGGGATATAAGCATATTAAAACGGAATATTTCTTTCATTGTGAGGATGACTGGATGATAGTACGTTCAGGATTCATAGAGCAATCTTTGGAGATAATGAAAGACCCGAAGATAGAAGAAGTCTGGCTGGCGGATTATAATAATCATCCTCTGGAGCCTGAGATACTAAAAGCCGGTGATGTATCTTATAAACTTGCCTGTGATAACTATCAGAAAGGACTCAATGGGTTTAATGATTTTGCATGGCATGGTTTTACTACTGCTTGCGGAGTAAAGAGGCTGAGTGACTATAAAAAAGTCGCTCCTTATTCGGAAATTACATGGCAAGGAACTATCTGGCACAGGGAACAGGCTATCGGGGAAAGATACCACGATTTAGGATACAAGACTGCGTGCCTTCAGGGTGAATATGCAGTCAATATTGGACATGGACGCAGTGAATATGTAACGGGAATGGAGAAATGAATAAAATTGAAACTGCTATTCAAACAATTCAGAAAGCTGAATCACTTGCTTTGAAATATCAGGATTATGGTTTTCATCTTGCTTTTTCAGGAGGTAAGGATAGTCAGGTTATTTATGAGTTATGTAAGATGGCTGGAGTAAAGTTTAAGGCGGTGATGCAGGTCACAACAGTCGATCCGCCTGAGTTAATGAAGTTCGTAAGGAAGAACTATCCAGATGTGATAATGGAAAGGCCAGAGATGAATTTTTATAAGTTGATTGTAAAATATAAATCATTACCTACAATGATGTGCAGATTCTGTTGCAAAGAACTTAAAGAACAATCAGGAGGTGGAACTGTGACAATAATAGGAATTAGAAGGGCAGAAAGTAATAAAAGGGCAAAAAGAAATGAATTAGAAATTTCTGGACATAAATATTCAAACAGTCTTGACCAGTTTAATATTGATAACAAGAATCAGATTTTATGTATTAATGGAAAAGATAAGATATTACTATCTCCGATAATTGATTGGACTAATTCTGATATATGGAATTTTATAAGAAGTCGTAAAATGGAATATTGTGAATTATATGATAAGGGTTATAACCGAATTGGATGTATATTCTGTCCTAATTGTACTGTAAAATCAAAACAAAGAGACAAAAAGAATTATCCTGGTGTTGAGAGAATGATTAAGAAAAGCATAAAATCACTTATAGATAAGGGTAAATATGCTGAATTTATTGATGCTGATGATGTATTTAATTGGTGGATATCTAATAAAAGTCAGGCAGTTTATATGGCAGATAAAAAACAATACAAAATCAATTATGCAGAACCGGAAGACATCGCTATTTGAAAGTCTGACAAATACATTTTCAGGATTAGGAATAAGTTTTATTATTCAGTTGATTTTATTCCCAGCGATGAATATACCTGTAAGATTGGAACAGAATATAATTATAACATTCATATTCACTGTTGCAAGTATTGGAAGAAGTTATATAGTAAGAAGATTATTTGAAAGATGAAAGTACTGATGAAATCCATATTTCCTGAAGGGATAGAAGCTAACATTGATCTTCCCGTGAGCAAGAAAGTGGAATGTTGTATTGACAATACTATTCCACAGAACCTTACTACTGTTCCTGAAGATACTATTCGTTTCTTTGTCACCACTGAAGGATGGGGTGATTACAATAAGATAATCAAAGACAATCCGCAGGCTTATACATATCTCCTTACTCAATATCCTGATCTGCTGAAACTGCCAAACTCCACAAAACTCATCGGCAATGGATCGTTTGTTGATCCCGCACCAGACTTAAAAAAGAAATTTGGCATATCTATTGTGATGACAAACAGGAATGTCGCACCAGGTCATCCAATGAGGCACGAGTTATACGAAAGGCGCAAAGAGGTGAAGATACCTTTTGACATTTACCGTGGAACATGGAATGAATTTAAACCAATGGCGGACACAATTCCAATGCCTCCCTGGCCTAATAAGAAATGGAAAGTGAAAGTTTTTGATTGTATGTTTCATGTCTGCTTAGAAGGATTCAAAAATAGCTTCTATTTCTCAGAGAAACTTATTGACTGTATGATAACGAAAACAGTCCCGTTATACTGGGGATGTACTGAGATAGACAAGTATTTCAACGAGTGCGGGTTTGTTATTATAGAGTCTGTTGATGATCTGATACGCAAGATCAATGCACTCACTCCGGAAATTTACGAGAGATTGCTTCCGCTGGTGAACGAGAACTATGAGCTGGCATTGAAGCATTATAAATATGAGGATATTCTGAAAGAGGCAATGTTAAGAGCTTTAAGAGGTCAAAAAGATTACAGGACGAGGGATTATACAAGTGATGAAGTTAATAATTGATTTCACGCCAACGGGGATGATTCCCACAAAGGAGATGACACCTCATGTACCTGTTTCTCCTGGTGAGATCATTAACCAGGTTCTGGAGGCTTACGATCTTGGGATAACGAAAGTACATCTACACGCAAGGGACTCCAGCGGGAAGCCGACATATAAAGTAGAGGTCTATGATGAAATTATTAATGGTATTCAGAAATATTCTGATGTTGTCATTTGTCTATCTACATCGGGGCGTGAGTTCCGTACCTTCCTTCAGCGGTCAGAATGCCTCTATCTAAGTCCGGAAATGGCATCTCTCACCCTCTCATCATTGAATTTTAACAAACAGGAATCGGTAAATGCTCCTGAGATGATACAGGCTCTTGCAAAGAAGATGCTTGAGAAAGGGATAAAGCCAGAACTGGAAGTTTTCGATACAGGGATGATAAACTATGCTAAATATCTTATTTCAAAAGAACTGTTAAAGCCTCCGTTCTATTTCAATCTTCTATTGGGGAATATAGCCTGTGCGCAAGCTGATGCTTTATACCTGGGTCTGATGATAAAAGAACTTCCTGAGAACTCCCTGTGGTCTGTTGCAGGCATAGGAGATGCACAACTACCGATGAACTCAGCCGGTATTGCTCTCGGAGGTGGTGTAAGGGTTGGTCTTGAGGATAACATCTGGTACGATAGAGAAAGAACAAAACTTGCTTCTAATTTAGAATTATTACACAGGATACACAGGATAGCGGAAGCCAATGAGAGAGAAGTTATGAAACCTTCAGAGTTCAGGGAATGGTTAAAAGGGTAAACATATACAAAGAAGGTTCTTACAGGACGGACAGTGAACTGAAAGCTCGCTGGCTTGGGCCGAAGGATTTGAAATACATAGAAACGAAAGAACACACTTTCTGGAAGTTCTTCAGCGATATGTCAATAGGATGCCGTTGTCTGGGATTGATAAAAGATAAAGAGATAGTTTCTTATCTATGGGTCAATGATAAGTTCAAAGAGAACTACGGCATTAAAGAGCCACTGAAGAAAAATGAGTGTTGTCTGTATAATGCGATGACGAAACCTGACAGGCGAGGGAAAGGATATGCTGAAATACTTCGTGCAAAATGTTATGAAATATTAAGAGAGCAAGGGAAGGATATTTTTTATTCTTTCACTGATAAGAGCAACAAACCTGCTTTGAAGTTTAAAGAGAAGATTGGAGCAGAGATAATCGGCAGTTATTTATTCATTAAGTTATGGGGATTTAAATATGTGAGATATGCGAACCGCTGAGGAGATATTGCAGGAATATTGGGATGACAACGAGGGTGAGATGACCTTTGAAGACATCCTGAGAGCTATGGAAGACTATGCCGGTCAATGGAAAGAAGATTATGAGTTAGGAACTGTTGATGATCCGTTTGAATATGATTAGATGTAAGAAAGGTAAATGCACTGTTTACTCCAAGAAGGGTAAACGACTATCTAAGCCGATGAGCAAGAAGAAGGCTAAAAAAAGACTCAGGGAAATTGAATATTTCAAACATAAAGATAAATGAGATGTGCAACTGTACTAAAAGGCGAAGACCGCCAAAAAGGTAAATCTACAATAGATTTTTATAGAAATGAAACCAGGTAGAAAGAAGGGAACAAAGAAAACAGGAGGTAGAAGCATCGGGACTCCTAATAGAACAACTGCACAGGCAAAAGAACTGTTAGAACAGATTATGTTTGGGCAAATAGATAATATCAATGATGCTTTAGATAATTTGAAAGATAAAGATTATGCAAAATATCTCGATGCTTGTTCAAAATTGTTTACTTATGTTTTGCCTAAAAAGTCAGACGTTACTTCTGATGGAGAAAAGATTGTTCAGCAATTACCAATAATAGAGATTAAAGTTAATGGTGATTGAGCAAGTAATAAGCAAACCTCAGATGGCTATTCTTACCTCAACGGCAAGGATAAACTTATTCCTGGCAGGGGTAGGAAGTGGGAAGACATTTCTCGATGGTGTGCTTTCAAGACATTTAATATCTAAGTTCCCTGAATGTAAAGGCGGGATATTTGCCAACACTTACGATCAGCTTAACTCCTCAACATTATTTCGTATCCGTGAATACTGGGCAACAACAGGGATGACGGAATGGACGAAAGAGAATCAGATGGGTACTTATGTATCCGGGAAAGAACCTCCGCAACATTGGATAAAATGCAGACGTAACTTTGACAGATTCAATAATATCATTTCTTTCTGCAATGGAGGACTGATATTCACAGGATCATTGGATAATGCAGTCATGCACTCCGGGAAAGAGATGGCATGGGCAATACTTGATGAAACGAAAGATTCAAGGGAAGAAGATGTGAAAGAGATTATCCTTACTCGTCTGCGTCAGCCGGGAATGTATCTCGTAGACGGGAAACTGACGAATAGCGGTAAGATAGATCAGCAATGGAACCCGATGTATGTTTCTACTTCACCGGCAAAGACACCCTGGATTTCAGAATGGTTTGAACTGGAGAAATATATTGATGAGATTTCTTCAAAGATATATTCAGACAAGACATTTTTTGAGAAGGAGTTTGGAGATAAGAAAGCAGTGATAAGTTCTACATATCATAATATACACAACGTAGGTCAGAACTATATTGATAACATATTAAAGAACAATAGTGAGGAACGTGGCAAGGCTCTTATCTATGCGAATCCTTTTGTTACAACAGGAGGTGAGTTCTATTCATCCTTTGATCGTTTGAAACACGTGGGAGCGGTAAGATATGATCCTTCACTTCCTATTCACATATCTTTCGACCAGAACTCTGTTCCTTATAACTCAGCTTCAATATGGCAGGTAAAGAAAGATAAAGACTTATGGATGTTAAATTGTATTGACGAGATAGCTTTAGTAAATCCAAGAAACAGTACAGAAGAAGTATGCGACGAGTTTAGTACGAGGTATCCTAATCACAAGTCCGGACTGTTTTACTACGGGGATGCTTCAGGTCATAACAGGAGTGTAATGTCTAAAGATTTCTCACATCATTACGAGATAATACAATATAAGCTCAGAAAGTATTTAGTTAATGAATCTGACAGGACATTATTTGTTAATCCTTCACTTGTACTCAGGAGGGATTTCATAAACAGGATATTTGAGGAAAAGTTGCCTATTAGGATAACTATTGATGAGAATTGTCATTATACGATAGCTGATTATATGTACCTGAAGCAGGCTTTGGATGGAGGTAAGGATAAGCATATCGTAACAGACAAGGAGACTGGTGATAAGTATCAGAAATATGGTCACATGAGCGATGCTGCGGATTATTTGATGGTTGAATTGTTTAAAACATATTATAATGGATAAAGAAGAAGGATTTGTGAAGTTGGTATCGGTGGTTAAGGATGAAATAACTCACCAAGACTATAAGAGGGTGACAGACCTTGCAGACAAGTACTACAAGATGAAAACAGGTGATGGCATCGAGGATTTGTTACAGCAGATAGAGACCAGAACTACGGAGGAAGAATTTGCTCAGATAAAACGCATCTATCGTTCTATCATACCCTCGACACTTAATTCAACGAAACTGCCATATCAGAAAGCAGCACGTAAACAGCCTTTGGTAAGGATGATAGATTATCCTGGGGATAGTGAGTCAAAGAAGATTGAACTGGAGGAATATATTACTACCTACTGGGGTGATAAGTCTTTAGAGGAATTTCTCGAATATGCTTACATAGACTATAACTATATTGATCCTAATGCTTTTCTAATAACAGAGTTTGATGATTTCGATGCTAAAGTAGAAAAAGCCAAGCCATATCCTTTTATTGCTTCTTCTGCTGAGGCAGTAATGTTTGAATATCAGAATGAGATACTGCAATATCTTATTGTCAAGCTCCCGATAAAATATATGGACGGCACTACTGAGAAAGATGGCGTTAAATATACTATGTATCTTGGGATGGATACTATTGTCTTGTCACAGGTTGCCTCTACAACTATCGAGGGTGAGGTTGTAACTATCAATGAGAAATATTTCGCAGTATATTACTATCAGCCAAAGAATGAAAAGGTACCTGCTACAAGATTCGGATACGTAAGGGATGAACAGACAAAAGGCAGGACGTTTGTTTCTGTTTTCCATTGCGTGATAGGACTACTTGAAAAGACGCTGAAGATAGATTCAGAACTCGACCTAAGTACTGCTATGGTAGCTTTCCCTCAGAGATTCCGTTATGTCACTCCTTGTAATAACTTAGGTTGCAACAGAGGCTATTTGCCTGACGGGTCAGAATGTAGTGTTTGTCATGGCACTGGAGTACAACCATTTCATAAGGGTACTCAGGATGTTGTTAAACTTGCTTTGCCTCGTGATCCTGAGAAGATGATAGAACTGGATCAGTTGGCTTATGACCATTCCCCGGATATTGAGTTGTTGCAGTTTGACTCAGACTATTTAGAGAAGTTAGAGAAGAAAGTACAGGCAAAGATGTTCAATGCAGACCTTTATACAAGGGAAGAAGTAAGTACAACGGCAACAGAGAAGATACTTGAGACAGATAATCTGAATGATACTCTTTATCCTTTTGCCCGTAACTATTCTTATACATGGGAGTTTGTCGTTGAGGATATTGCCACATTCACTGATCTGAATAATGGATTAGAGGTTCAGCATAAGTTTCCAAATGATTTCAAGTTTAAGACTCTTGGTGATCTAATGGCTGAGTTACAGGCTGCTAAAAACGCATCAGCATCCACATCAACTATTTCAGCTATCGAAGATGATATAAATGAGATATTATATTCAGACCGTCCTGAAACTTTGAAAGAGATGAGAATAAAGAATCAGATAAATCCATTCAGGGGATACTCAGAGGCTAATATACGATTTATCATCAGTCAGGGGAATACAACAAAGTATAACATTACTCTATGGGAGAATCTTGAGAGTATCTTTCAGGACTTAGAGGTTGAAAATCCTGAGTTATACGATCTGGCTTACGAGTTGATTGTAGAGAAAGTGAAGGCAAAGACTAATGAATATATGCAACTTATAAACGGAGAAAAGCAGGCTGACATGGATCAGTTTGCAGCACAACAGAATGAAGTTTAGTATTGTCATAGCATCTTATCTTGGCTCTTATGTCGGGGCGGCACATAACAGGGAACAGAAACTTGCCCGTGCTATTGCTTCCGCACAGAATCAGTCGTTTAAAGATTTTGAGATTATCGTTGTGGCTGATGGATGTGAAAAGACAATGGATTTAGTGAAAGATGCTTATAATGTACGATCTTTTCTTATTCCGAGGGGTAAGTTATTTGGAGGAGGGCCACGTAACAAAGGTATTGAAGAAGCTAAAGGGGATTATATTGTCTATTTAGATATTGATGATATATACGGCCTGAATCATCTTGAGAAGATAAGTAACCATTTAGTAAGTTACGATTGGGTATGGTATAACGATTTAAGATGGGACGGGAAGTGGCATGAGAATCCTTGCGACATCAATCAGATAGGGAAGCATGGGACATCGAATATCTGTCATAAGAAGTTAGGTGTCATGTGGGACGTGAGAGGATATGCACATGATTATTATTTCGTTCAGAAGTTGTTAAAGTTCAAAAACTATAAGAAGATTCCTACTCCTGAGTATTATGTGGCTCATGTTCCTGGGACGGGTAGACATGGAGGTTATGACGTATGAGTGTTGCAGCGATAACGATAACATATAACCGATTGGAACTGACGAAGGCTACGATGGAATCATTTTATTCCAAGACATCGGTGGATTATCACCTGTTCATTGACAATGGTTCTACTGATGGCACACAGGAGTTTCTTAAAAACTATGACAGGATAATATTAGATAAGAACTACGGAATAACAGAAGCATTTTGTCTGGGTGTATCGAAACTTGAGGACTACGATTATATCCTGAAACTTGATAATGATGTGGAGACTATTACTGAGGATATTGTTGCGAAGATGGTAACTTTTCTTGATATACATAGTAATTATGCTGTTTCCCCGGTAGACATTAATTTATTGCCTAATTTCAAGCCTACGACTATAAAGCGGTTTAATCTCAGTGGCTATAATGTAGAGGTGACATCACATACGGGAGGTGCTTTTCAGTTGGCAAGGTCATCGGTAGTGAAAGAGTTATGTAAGGATAAGAGGCATTTCCAGAGGGGTGATTATATGATAGGACACTGGTATCGGAGGCATAATATTAATCCTGCTTACCTGTTGGATTTACAGATGAGACATATAGGATTGAATCAATCAACACCAACGGATAGATATATTTTATGACCTACGATCTTATCATAGTAGCAAGAAGTTCCTCGCCTTATTTGATAGGGATGACTCAGAACTGCATTAACTCCGCTGGTAGGGTAAATGTCATATTAGTTGAGACTTCCGGTTCGTTACATGAATATCAAGGGGTAAATAAATATTTGCTTTATGAGGGTGAGTTCCGTTATAACAGAGCTTTGAATATGGGATTGGAAGTTGCAGAATGTGATTTCCATATATTAGCCAACAATGATATTATCTTTTATCCTGGATGGGATGTCATAGGGGAGCAGATGATATATAATAGTTTCGATAGTGCCTCGGCATGGTTCAGGGGATCAATATTCCCGCAAGGAGATTTTGTATATGAAGGATATAATATTGCCCAGCATCTTACAGGATGGTGCATCTTCATCACTAAGGAAGCATATAAGAAGATAGGCAAGCTGAATGAAGATATGGAATTCTGGTATTCCGATAATGCTTACGCTTTACAGTTGCAGGAACATGGATTACGTCATGGGATATTCTGTAACGTGAGAGTAGATCACATAGGGAACCAGACATTTAATACGATGCCGATAGGCATAAAGAGAAAATACAGTCATGGTCAATTACCAATATTTAACAGAGTATGCGTGAAAAAGAGATAGTAAAGCTGATGCCACGCTTTTACAGATGGAACGCTTATAATACAAGTATGTTCTTTTTTGTCAAAGCACAGTTACAGTCGTTTCCTACATTAACTATCGAGGCAGCATTAAACAACTACCGTAAGTTCACAGGTATCACAGAGGATGACTGGGGACAGGAGACTATGAGGACACAGTACAACAGGATGCAACACGAGTTTTATATGGATCAGAAAAATGAATGTACCGAAAAGGATAAAAGAGTTATTGGATCGGAAGCAGGAGCTGATAAATAAGAACACCGATAAGCTAAATAGTTCCGTTATTAAGCTCCAGACTAAACTGATGGATGCCATTGTTGATAATGTCATTCTTGAATTGGATGTTGTGGATGGGATTATTCAGGATACGCCTAAGAACTATCGGCTTATTGCTTCTTTAGATAAGGTATTTAATATGTTTTCTGTTGAACAGGCGAAGATGTTGCTTCCTCAACTTACTTCAGGGACTGAGGCAATAACCGCGCTATCGAATAAATATTTCCTGATGGTGGCATCAGAGTCTGTTTTAAAGAGATTCGATAAAATAGTAAAAGGTGCTAAGGACATTACAGATATGCGTTTTGGGTTAAAAGGTGGTAATTTTGTCAGAGGTGGTATATTAGAGAGTATATTCAGTGAGTTTGGTGGTACTGAGGTTAAGCAGAGAATGTCAAAAGCGGTATCAGGTAATATGGATAAACGGGAGTTCTTGAAACAGATGCGTGAATATGTAACAGGAACAGAAGAAAATCCTGGCATCTCTGAACGTAAATGGAAACAATTTGCTTATGATGTCTATCAACAACATGATGCGGCATATAATAAGAAACTTGCTGAGGAATTTGAGTTTAATTATTTCATCTATCAGGGAGGATTAATAGATGACAGTAGGGATTTCTGTGTATGTCATAACAATAAAGTATGGAGCAGGGAGGAAGCAGAAACATGGAAGACATGGACACCGCAGGACTGTGAATATCCATCTAACCATCCTATGAAATCAAAGGACGGTACAAAATATCCTCCGAATGAAGTGCCTTCTTATCTTGGTTATCCAGGTTATGATCCACTTGTTGACAGGGGAGGATATAATTGCCGGCATCAGTTAGGCTATATACCGGATGAGTTGGCTTTTAAAATGCGTCCTGATTTAAAAAAGTAACATATTGTTTTATTGAAATTCTATTAACTAATTTAATATTACGTTTTATGAAACTTAACGAAGTAGAAATTAATGGCAAAGTCAGACGCTTATCTGACAGGGCATTAGAACTTCTGAGGATAAGAAGCAGGAAGGTTGAGAAACCTTTGGAGCTTCAGAAACTTCCTCCTAACCTTGAGATCATCAAGATTGAGAAGAAAGAACCGGTGATAGAAGTTAAAAAAAAAGAGGATGTAATTGTGGAAAGCACAAGCAAACCTGAGGTACAACCAGAGGTACAGGCTGAAGTACAACCTAAAAGGAAAAGACGTGGAAATAAGGTGGGAACTAAAGAATAAGAAAACCGGTAAACTTTATTGGTTAGACGATAAGGAAATGGAAGACCTGAAACGGTTAGGACTTTCCGGACGTTATCTTATTACCGAGATGCGACCATTGACGCAGATAAAAGACCCGTTACAGTTTGAGATTAAAAAGAGTACCATTAAACATAAAAAGAGTGACTAAAGAAGAAAGTAAAATTTTAAATGAGTTTCTTTCCAAAACTTTAAAGATCGGAACGGAGGATTTGGCTACCCTCTACAATGAAGCCGGGGATTTAACAGGATTACAGATTGCTTATGATGCTGACGCATTAAGAATAAAAAAGCAAAGTGAAGACAGGACTTCTCAATATAACAGAGGGTTGAAAGAAGCAGCCACGAAATTAGAGAAGGAACTGAAATCAAAGTATGAAGTTGAGTCGGATTTAGTAGGAGTAGATTTGGTAGATTCTATCGTTCTTTCTAAAGTTGAAGAAACAAAAGGGGCCACGAAAGATATTTCAAAGCACCCTGAGATGCTAAAGGCGAGAGCCGAATGGGAAAAAGAACAAAAGAAGCGTGATTCCGAGTGGCAGACTAAACTTGAGGATAAAGACAAGGAGTTTGCAAAGACTATCTTAAAAGATAAGGTCAAGACAAAAGGATCAGTGCTTCTGGATGAACTTAAACCCATCCTTCCCGAAGAACCTTATAAGGCTTCACAGTGGAGGCAGGTATTTCTTAACGACCTTTTAGGATATGACTACCAGGACGGGAATGATGATTTCATTGTCCTGGATAAAGAAGGCAACCCACTCAAGGATGCACACGGATATAACCGTAAGTTCAAAGAGTTCACGAAAGAGATTGCAGACAAATATTTCTCATATCAAAAGGCAGAAGAAAGAAGCTCGTCAGGCAATAAGGACAGTTCAGGTGATAAAGCCGGACTTCCAAAAGATGACGAATCAGCTTATAAAGAACTTAAAGACCCGAATATTACTCCTGAAAGAAGAATAGCTATTACTAACTTTTTAAAGGAGAAAAAATAAATGTCAATTACACCAGTTTGCGGGTATCTGAATGCTGTTCAGGCTCGTGCCGAGGAGATTTTCCGTGACGGCAAAATGAAAGATGATTACTTAGCTGACGTTATCAGTGGTGAGGCACTTTTGACACAACAGCAGGGAGTCACAAGTTTCCCATCTATTACGGGAACGAAAAACAAAGAGGTACGGGTTGAATGGAATACCAAGTGTTCTATCACGACTACTGAATGTACCGATGACTGTTCCATAACAGGAGATGATATTTCTCCCGTTTGTACCGATTATGAACTCGAGTGCCTTCGTGAAACCACCTTCCAGGTTCCTGAGAGACTTTATAGGGATAAGAATATTGAGAAGACAGAAGCCGTTGCCAAGAATCTTGTACTTCATAAGAACGCAATGGATGAATATATTGCTCAGTATATCCTTGCTCAGTTGGTTGCCAATGCAGGAACCAATGCTTTCACCGGTGGAGTGGGTAATGTAGTAGGAACAACTACTTATATTGCTCCGCAGTACTGGGATGATTCCATCTGGGGATATTTCAACCAGGTAGTACGTCTTAACAAATTCCGCCAGCCATATCTTCTGACCGGTAATAACCTCTATCAGCTTCTTTTCAATCGTCCTCTTGAGGCCGCTAATGCTGATGGTTCAGGTAATTTCCGCAAGATGAATACGCTGAGAGTTTACCAAGACCCTGAGAATATCGAGCAGGTAGCTGCCAACCAGAGTATCCTTGTTCATCGTGGGAGTGCCGCTTTCATATCGAAGGCATGGTATCCGAGAAATGCTGTCAATGCTGTTAATCCAAGTCCTGGTATGTTTATCTGGAGTGAGGCATCACAGAATCTCCCGGGAGTAGAGTATGATATTTTCATGCTTCAGAGTTGTTCGGGGAATGAGTTCTACGAAGCCTATAAGATTCAGCTTCATGGACTGTTTGCTCTCAATCCACTTCCTTGCAGTGATATTACCGGCATATTGGTATTTGAATGCGGGACAGGTGACTAATTAATAACTTATTGTTTTATGAATAGCAAAGAGGACAGTTTAATTTTAGACTGTCCTTTTTAACTTTTATATTATGAGTGTCCCCACCTGTTTTGAAACGCTAATCGGATATTCAAGAAAAGAAGATGCCTGTGTTGATGAAGCATGGGATGATTCGTATGCCGTTTCTGATTCCGGTCTTTATATAGATGAACTGCCCGGTTTCCCTCAGAGGTTTGTTGCTTCACTTGGTGGCAACTATGACATCTGGGAGAAGATGACCAATGCCCTGACGAATGCCATTACCACATTTAAGATAGATGTTGTTTCTGCT